GTTAAGAGCAGTTGCGTAACTATATAAATTTTGTAATACATTATATTCTGGAATGGCATCATCATCACATCGCCAGACCCAGTCGTAACCCATTGTGTTTGCGGCTTGATGTATGTAATGCTGACCTTTTTTTTCAGCAAATAACCATTCCCATTTAACACCTTTAATATCAAGCATTTGGAAAAAATACTGATAGATCATTTCATTCCGCATATCTTGCGGTTCATCATTATCATCAAAAATCACCAACTTATCGGGCAATTTTGTTTGATTAATAATTGCTTGTAATACTAGCGGCAAAGTTGTGTGGTATCTGCCTCTAGTGGCAACAGAACATAATACGCTAGACATTGTCCCACCTTAACAACATTAAATTAAATGTTTCTGAATCAGGAAAATCTGTTACATAACCAGTTGAATTTATAAATTGATACTTGAAATTTGGAAAATCTTTTTCAGATAGTCCATGTAACTTATGATGTTCACCCCAGAAACCTATTGGCTCTTTATATGGAACGGAAATAAGTAATCGCTTGCAATGTTTTTTAAGTTTTTCGACAATTTCTAATCCATTATCTAAATGCTCAATTACTTCAAAAGCAATAATAGTATCGTGTTGTTGAAGTTCTAATGTGTTTATATCTGCATGAACATATAAAGTATTGTTGCGCCAGCCTTGCATGGCGGCATATTTAGTAATTCTTAAATCGTAATCAATACCAACATAATGAATGTCGTTTGGCAAAAACTGTATTCCATAACCGCTAGAACAACCAACTTCTAAAATGTTTTTTCCTAAAAGATGTTCGTTTGCCCAGATATAACGACTGGCTTCTCTGGGGTAAACAGGATCACCTTTTAGGAATACGGCTCTTTCAAAATTGTTTTCTAATTCTTGTCTTATATTCATATTGTTTTATTTTATGGTCGTGGATATACCAACTCTACTCTTGTTCCAGCCGTTAATGCTACTGCAAATACTACTGTTGTTCCGCTTGTAGTTGTTACATCAGCACCACTTACCATTTCTACACCATTACAAAACACCATAATTTTGCCAGATGTATATGATAAAGAGGTAGTAAATGTAGTCTGCGATGCAGTAGCAGTAAACGAATCAAAAGTCATTCCTGTTGCATTGCCGCTAAAGCCGCTTGTGCCACTTGCGCCTGAAAATCCACTAAAGCCTGATGTTCCTGTTGAGCCTGTTGCTCCAGAAAAACCGCTAAATCCACTTGTGCCTTGTGCGCCATTTGTGCCGCTAATACCAGAAAAACCAGATAGCCCTGATGCTCCGATTGCACCGCTAAAGCCAGAAAATCCTGATATTCCAGATGCGCCTTGCGCACCATTTGTTCCGCTTATTCCTGAAAAACCAGAAATGCCTTGTGCTCCAGAGTAACCAGATAATCCTGATGCGCCATTAGTGCCTGAAAAACCGCTTATGCCTGATGCGCCATTAATGCCAGAAAAGCCTGAATAGCCTGATATGCCCGATCCTGAATAACCTGATATTCCTGAGAATCCGCTTTCACCACTAAAGCCACTAAAGCCAGATGCGCCAATTGTTCCACTAAATCCTGAATAGCCAGAATAGCCAGAGTAACCCGATACACCATTAACCAAAGCCAAAATTACTTGGTGATTGTTTGGAAAGTTAGTTGTGCCTGTGCCAGCAGATGATATTAATGAAACAGGAACAGTCCAATAACTATTTGCAGTACCAGCATTTATGTTGGTTGGAGTTGCGGTAATAATCCATTTTTGGTAATTTGCGCTTAATGATTGATCTTGAATTGTAAAAACTTCGGTTGTCTGCAATAAACCTAAAAATATATCAATATCTACATTTGCCTGAGTTCTATGATTTATGTTTATTTGTGTTGCGCTTATTTGAGTTGCATTATTCCAAAGTAATGTACCATCGGCAGGTTGCCCACTTGTTGCGGTTGTGTCGGTGCGATAATCAAAAAAACTAGATGATTCGCCTTGTGCGCCAGTTGCTCCCGAATAACCACTTATTCCAGAATAACCACTAATTCCTGATGCGCCTATCTCACCAGAATATCCCGAATAGCCAGATATTCCAGACCAGCCCGATATGCCACTAAATCCAGATATGCCAGATAATCCATCTTGACCTGAGTATCCGCTTAAACCATTAATGCCTGAATAGCCGCTAAATCCCGATGTGCCGCTTAAACCATCTTGCCCTGAAAAACCAGAGTAGCCGCTTGTGCCAGACAATCCAACTTCACCAGAATATCCGCTAATGCCGCTAAAGCCAGACAGACCAACTTCGCCAGAATATCCTGAGAATCCAGAGTAACCAGAAATGCCTACTTCACCTGAGTAGCCACTAATTCCTGAGAAACCGCTAATGCCTGAAAAGCCTGATTGACCATCAATGCCGCTATATCCAGAAATGCCAGAGAAGCCACTAAATCCTGATGTGCCTTGCTCTCCGCTAAATCCCGAATAACCAGATACACCAGAACCAGAATAGCCAGAATAACCAGAAATCCCACTATCGCCAGAAAATCCCGAAATGCCGCTATCGCCAGAAAAACCAGATATACCAGAAAATCCGCTATATCCACTTTCGCCTGAAAAGCCAGAGAATCCGCTTTCACCTTGTATTGATTCACCAGAGTAACCTGAAAAACCACTATATCCGCTTACACCGCTTCCGCTATATCCTGAGTAACCGCTAATGCCAGAATCGCCTGAGAAGCCTGATATGCCACTATCTCCCGAATATCCTGATGTACCCGATGCTCCTGAAAATCCACTAATTCCTGAAAAACCTGATTGACCGTCAATGCCTGAATAGCCAGAATATCCGCTAATACCAGAATCTCCAGACCAACCAGAAGTGCCAGATGCGCCCGAAAAACCGCTAATGCCTGACTCACCAGAGTAGCCCGATATTCCTGAATCACCACTAAATCCGCTTATGCCAGAGTAACCACTAAATCCTGAAATTCCTGATGCGCCTGTGGGTCCCACAATTTGACCAGCATCATACCAAGCACTTCCATTCCATACCCAAAGGTTTCCATCAGCAGTAACAATATAAGCATCATTAACTTGATTGCCTGTAGGTGGTAAATCGCCAACAGTAGGCACTTCACCTTTTACATTAATTGATGTGCCTTGCTGACCTGAGTATCCAGAAAATCCTGAATAGCCGCTTATTCCAGAACCAGAATATCCCGATGTTCCTGATGCCCCAGAAAATCCTGAAATGCCGCTAACCCCCGATTGACCGCTTGCGCCTGATTCGCCACTAAAACCAGAAAAACCAGATGTGCCTTGTGCTCCACTATAACCAGAATAACCGCTATATCCAGATGCTCCAGAATAACCAGATACACCGCTTCCTGAGTAACCGCTAATACCAGATGCACCACTTTGTCCGCTTGCGCCTGAAAACCCTGATTGACCAGAAAATCCACTATATCCAGATTGCCCTGAAAATCCAGATGCTCCGTAATTGCCTTTATCTACGGTAAGAGTTATTTGATTGCCTACGGCAACATCAAGAACAACATCATTGCCCTGCGCTACATCAATGGCTAAATTTGCTCCACCATTAGGAACTGTTATGTTTAAGTCTGCCATAGCAACCCTTAATTGTTTACGATTGCATCAGAACGAACTAGGAATAACAAGAAAATAATTAAGTCATTCGCAGGAGTAGAACCATTAGCAGGGAATGATATTTTAATTCGACCTGAATACCCAACTCCATTAATATTTGCAATGTCTAATCCTACTTGATCTTCAATTAAATCCCAAGCATCAGTATCTATTACAAGTGTAAAAGAACCGCTTGCGCCCACTACATTTGTAATAGTTAAATTAATTGGATCGGGAGTAGGTGTGTAATCGCCAATATCAAATGCTAATCCGTAGCGACTATCACGAACATTAGTAAGCGTTCTGCGTATAATTTGCGCATCAATAGTGGCAGAAGTTAAATTTAACGGTGTGCCATCATCAGCATTTAACGCTAAATTCCAAAATGTTTTTTGTTGCCAAACTAATTCGCCAGCAATAATTTGATTGTCAAATCCGCTTACTTGCGTAAGAGTATTTTTATTAAAGACCGCCATGACTTCTCCAATTCTCGGTTAATAGGGAATGGAACTCCACTCACCCACGAATCATGTATTGTCTTATCGCTTTATTTTAACTTGGTTTAACAGGAAACACTACATTATTAGGAAATTCTGATTGTGCTGTAATGTCCCTAAGTTGTTGCCTATAAGTTGTCCATGCTTGTTTTTGTTCAGTAGATAAGGGGCTATCAAATACTTGTGTCCAGTCAGAATCGGAAAGCAATTTGTTTCTTTGGCTTCGCACCTGATTAGGCAATGCATCGTTGATGTAATTTTGATTGTCTAATTCTGCTTGAATATAATCTTCTTCTAAATATTCAACTTTAACACCATCAACAAATTTATATAATTTTTCCATAATTAAATTCCTAAATAATATACAGAAGCACTACCTGTTAAAGTGGAAGAACCACCATTTCTTGTTAATCTAATGCTATTAACTTGTCCGTTTACTCTATATGCCCCACTAACAACTCTGCTAATAAAATAATCACCAACAGTAGATATGGTAAAAGATTGTGAAAAAGCACGAGAAAACAAACTTGCAGTTCCTGTATAAAGTAGTATTTCAAAATAATAAAAACCAGTGGAAGCGGTAGTTTGAACAATAGAATTATTAAACAAAGAATTGTTGGTAAATCCAGTCTCAGCGGGATCTACCATATTTATAGTTGCATAATTTGTAGTTGCAAAAGTTGATCCGCCATTTGTTGAAACCCTAGAAAAAAATCCTCCAGTTGTGCCAGAATTACTAATATTTCCGTAATAAATAATTTGATAATATCCTGCATTAGTCATTCCAGTTGTTAAATCAATAGTAGATGCCGCACTATAACTTTGCGTATTTACTAATGTTGCGCCTTTTAATGCACCTGTGCTTCCGTTAAGAGAAGTTACTCCAAGGGTATCTGGTAGTGTATTAGTAATAGTTACTCCGCCAGTAGAGGCAGATACAGAAATTCCTGTACCAGCAGTAATAGAGGTTACTCCAGCATTATTGAGGGTTACGGATGAGCCTAAAGCGACTGAGCCACCGCCACTCATTCCTGTGCCAGCCGCAACAGTTAAAGAACTATTTTGCAGTCCAGTATTATCAGTTTGACCCGATGTATTTAGTTTGTTCGCAAATAGCGATAGATTAAAGGCTTGTGTCATTTAGACTGCTCCTGTTCTTGCAAAAGTTTGTTGGGTCATAATGGTAGTATTTACTAATGGTGCGGTGCTTAATGTATATGAGCCAGTTGCAACAGTATAATCCGTTGTCTGTTTAAATAAAACACCATTACTAAACAAATTAAACGCATTAATGTTAAAAGAAAATGGGTAAATTGTTTGCCCAATAATAGTAAACGCATCGACATTGGTTGGATTTCCATTAGGAATTGCTAAGTTGTTTGGATACCATTGGATTATTTGTAAATCACCTGATGCATTACCAATAAAAGTAATATCTTGACCGCTTATGTCATAGTCTTGTGAATTTACTACTGCTCCATTAAGAAATAATAATTCAGTTCCACTAATAAGGGTAAACCCTGATGCCGTATAAGTTGCCTGATTAGTCAAAGTTGCACCATTTCGGCTAAACGATTGATATACATTATTGTTGTAAATAATAGTGCCAGCAACAGTTTGTGCCCCAGTTGTGGTGCTTGAAAAAGATACTGTGGTCTTAGTGCAAGCGGTTACTGTATAAGTGCCGTTATATCCACTTGGGGTCATTCCTGTAACTGTAATACTTTGCCCAACAATAAATGGTGGAAAAGACCTAGAACCAAAAGTTAATGTAACAACAGAGCCAGTTCCAGATGCGGCAGTTGTTGTAAGACTTACTGATGAAATTGATTTAAAAGATGTAATAGTAATAATATCGCCAGTTATAGCCCCTGTTGCTAAAGTAACTGTGCCAGTAGAGCCAGAAGTATCTGTATATTCTGATTCATCTAAAAGACAACCATTTTGCATTACCCAACATTGGTCAGCAATATAACCAGAACCTCTTGTAACTGTAAATACAGTTTGACCACTTGTGGCGGTAAATGCTTGTTGTGTATAAGCAAAATCATCTGGTGGCTCAAAACCAATAACACGACCATATACATCAATAGTCAAATTTGCTACCGAAGAAGTTACCGAACTTACTCCATCACCAAATTGGGCTTGCAAATATGGATATAAAGAAGCAATAAGACCGCCTTGAGAATTATTTGTAATAGATAATTCACCCGAGGTTGTTGAGGTAGTTCCTGATTGAATTACTTGTCCAGTGCGCTGGTCAAGATCAATATTGTTTGTTCCATCAGGCAAACCAAGCCAAATTGATGGATCATATACAAGAGTTGATGTAGGAACAAAAGCACCGCCATTAAATGAATATGCCGCAAATCCTGTAGCAAAACTAAACAATCGACCTGATCGATTTGAGTAAAGTAAATAAATTAATGCTCCGCTAGAGTTAAAAGCGGATGGAGCAAGATACCATGTATAGTCTGCTGGATTAGTGCTAACATCAGTTCCGGCAGTATTATGCAAACCATAATAAGTTTTACCTCTAGGATTTAAACTAAATCCTGTACCTGTAATACTTGTTGCATAAGCAATATTTAAATACTTATCGGTAAACTGATAAGTGCTTGGTCGCCATTGTAATAAATCGCTTGCTGGACTATAAGCGGATGATGCAAGACTATTAACCATACGACTAAAGAAATACCAATTCCCTGCTGGAATATTAGTTAATGTAATATTTGGCAATAATGTATAAGCCGCCCACGGGTTTCCGTTTGATTGAATTTCACTTGTTCCAGCAAAATACATTTGCTCTTGCAATGGATTTGTAAATGCTGAATACCAAATTTCTGCGTATTGAACAATGCCCTGTTGCGTTGTTCTTGTTTGTATTACAAAAGATGGGTTTGTAGCAGTTGGGTATTGTGAAATTACATCTGGTGCTTCTGGTATACCAAAAAATGTAGGGTCGCCAATTCCAGTATTTGGTGTTGGTTGAAATTCGGTAATGCTTACATCATCATATACAGTTGCATTGTATTCAGACATATTTAATTGAACACCAATCGAACCATCATCATTAAATTGTTGCACAACCTTGTTAATTCTAAATGGTTTTGGAAGGGCTGGCGGTATTCCCCATCCATAATTTAAATTAGTTACGGATACAATGTCGCCAGCATCTAATTGTATTCCTTCAAAATTAACAGTAACTTCCAATTGCAAATCTTCACGACCAGCCTTTAATAATCTATTGGCAATGTATTGCGCAGTAACACTATTATTTGTTAATGGCAAACTTAATGAAATTTTATTAATGGGTTCATTTGGATATAAAAGTGCTGGATCAATTTGTGCAAGATCAAATGTTGAGGAATTAAAAGCATCTTGATTTTGTTCATCAGGAAATTTACATTCAATAACATTATATGAATTAGCAATATCTAAAGGGCTAATGCTAATAGCAGAAATCATATTGCTATCATTAATATTCATTACAGTTTCATAATTAGGCTTTTGTACTATTACACCCCATTGAGCAGTTATTTCATTGTATTTAATTAAACAATCACAACAAGTTGCCATGTCTTGCAAATTAGCCATTACAGTTCTACTTGTGTCTATTACCCCATTAAATTTAAATCTTGGTTGAGTTGCAAAACCACCGCCATTAGGAATGTAAGTAAAATTTTGATCAGAATAAATAGTTAAAGCATTAAGACTATCTGTATTTATTTGTGATTCTGGAATGGCGCAACCATATCTTGTATTAATTAAATAATCATAAAAACAATCGCCAACAGATGATCTAGGGCTTGTTATTTGGAATTTAGTACCTTCCAATCCACGAATATTTGCAGATTGGCTATATGTCAAATGAAGAATTGCAAATGCGCAATTGCTCATTAGTTTTGTGTTATCCCATGTATATATCAGCCCTGATGCTTGCAATACTTCTATTGCGGTATAGGGTGAATTTGTTGGGCTATCAGAGCCGTTGTTATATAAATAAAACTCAATTCTTCCGTTTACTGTGGTATCTGAAATGCCAGTAGATTCATCCAATAAACTTGCAACTGTATATCCGTTTGCTTTAAATACAACTTTTTTTCCACCAAAATAAATATCGCCAAATGTATATTCATCGGGTGTCTGCCCATCATTTGTATTTGTTACTTCGCAAATAGATAAAACATAATATAATTCTTGATTGTTTGCACTAATAGTAAGGTCGGTTACTGTGCCGCCTATATAAGAAGATCCATAAAGTACAGGAAGTTTATTGTCTGTTGCTGGAGCAACTTGTTGTCTGTTGCCCGGATTAGGACTTGATCCAGATGTTCCGTTATCAAATGAAGGATTGTTTGCAAATGCTTTAGTAACAATGGTTGCAACCACCATATTAATTGCCATAGCCAAAGCCATGTATCCAGCGGTCATTGCTCCCATAGTTGCAAAACCACCAATTGCCATAGCAATGGTTACACCAATTGCAAATACTGGTGATGCTAATGTAAACAACGATAAAAATACCAGTATTCTTTTAAACATTATTGAATCCAATTTTCATCTAATTTTGTAAACCCAAATTTTCCATATTTTATGTCTGGGCTTGTAACCATTTTTGCTATTGCAAACATGGATATTCTGCCTTCATCTTTTAATTTATTTCCGTATTCAACATATTTTTTTAATACTAATGGTGCGTTATTAACAACTGGTGGAACTGGCGGCTTGTATCAATTTTTTAATGGTTACATTAATTCATTTGCTATTAATGAAACATGGATGGAAGAAGT